TGGTGAGGGTGAAGCCACTTCGTCTGACGGTGTGATTGTCCAAATAGCAGCCGTGGATGTCCCTGTATTCCGGTAAGCATTCCGGCCGGTACGGGTGAGATCATAGAATATAGCCCCCTGCTTAAATCCCGAATCCCCAGTGGGCAAGGTGTTCCCCTCCGCTTCTAAGATATTGTCGTTTGAGAGATGCCCCGCGCTTGTCGATCCCTGAACCAAAGTGGTGTCCCACCTTAAAACTCTATTGGTTCTGTATGACAGGAGAGCGGTTAGAAAGTTTGCTTCCGTTGTAGAGCGGTTCCCACTGGAAATAGCCTCGATCCTGGCGAGTTCCGCTTGTGTGTCTTTTGACAAGTCCTCTTTTATTTTGAATATGGCCATATTTTTGTAATAAAAAAAGCCTACTTCCTAAAACCTAGTGCTTTTATTTAGCTGTAGGCTTTAAGCTGTAGGCTTTAGTAGCTTTTCTGACTATCTAATTTTTAAAACTTCCAGTACCCCTCTGCGGCCTGATGCCTGTTAATATCTTTGACTTTTGCACCATAAACGAACAGATCTTTGTAGGCAGTACCGAAGTCTCCGATCAAATCCTCTTCCATTCTTGCGTCGAGGACTTTCTCTGCGAAGGTCATCCAATTAGGATGTCCGGCAAGAACACGGTATCCATCTGTATTGTCCCCATTCAATCTATTGGACATAAAGAGCATGAATCCTTGCAACTTACCCATGAATCCCTTTTTGACCAAATCCTGATATGCTTCGTCTACATGAAGGACTACTCCGGTTCCCTGGGTCAAGATGGTAAAGAACTCGGGAGGAGCAACTAAGTACCTGTCAGAGTCGGGTACTTTTGAAAAACCGTTTTTCTCGGCTAGATTAAGTACCTGCGCTAATGTCGAGACTTTGTTTAAAATGTTTGCCGCGGTAATTGTAAGTACGGTATTTGCTTGAATCGTATATGCTGTTGATGCCGCGATTGCTCCACCCGTGTAGGCTGAAGTTACGTCATCAAGATCGTCTTCGATTGTTATAGAAGTCGCGCTTGTGTAAGTTTTAATTCTGTACCAAGTTGTGTGGCCAGTTGCTTTAAAGCCTCGACCAACCATTGCCGCGGTAAAGGTCGTTCCGTTTCCAGTTACAACACCTGTCGTTACTGCAACTTCAACATCTCCCGTAGTGTAGTCGGTTCCCACCATGTTTCCCGCACCAACGTCTGTATAAAGATCGAAAACAAACTCGTCCATATTCTTAGATCGCTCATTGCCAACCTGGGTAACGATATAAGGATGTGGATTCTTGATGTAGGAGAGCCACTTTGCGAGTGTTTTTTCTTTCCAATAGAAGGATTTGTACTGGTCGATAGTTAATTCACCATTGTTTTCCGTTAAGGAGTCTGCCGTAAGAGCCGCGTCTGCGTATGTCTTTTCTGAAAGCTTACCGAAGTCGAGGATGTTAAGTTTAGAACCTACTCCGTTTATTTCACCTTCGTAATTGCGATTAGTAATCGTATCGAGCAAGTTAACGTCATACACAAACTGCATGACTTTGCTTGAAAAACCCTCTGCTATTTTTGTTCCGTATGCTGACATATTGGTAAAAGTTGAAGATTTCTTTTACCGTTTCTCTTTTGAAGAAGTTAGGAAGTTATCTATTTCCCACTATAAAGAAAGATTTTAGTTCTTGTCAATAGGGCAGTTTAGCTTCAAAGATCTGGTTCTATCTTTCCAGCCCTAAGTTTTTCTTTCCACAAGCCATAATTCGTCTCCCTTAATTTTCTTCCTTCTTCTAATGTCATTTTGTCAGACTTCGGTTGGGGCCTATCGTTTGGCCCACCGCTTCCTTTTTCAAACATCCGGCCCTTATTGATTGGTTTGTTCGTAGTATGGTCATGCAAGAAAGCGGATACTAATATCTTAAAGGGTACACTGTTGTTTGTCTCTTGGGTAGCAAAGTCCCTAAATTCGTCCGTCTTCCCCTCTAGGTCGGGGTTATCGTTTAAAGTCTTGGGGTCGTCTATGAATGTTACTACCGATTCATTCCACTTCTCAATCTTGGTAGCTTGTTCTTTGGCTTGAGATATTGTCTTTCTCCAATTACGGCTGATGACCGTTTCTTTGGCGAATACCTTTTCGGTGTCGTTCATCATATCCCAATCATTAAACTCTTTTGCCAACTCTTCTTCTGTGGGTTCGGGTACATCTTCAGCGTCGGCTAGAGCTTTGTTGATTACCCTATTCTTAGCGTATATCTTCTGGTTCTCACGGCTGGATTCAGAGAATTTCTTTTTGTAAAGTTCCTTGGATGGCTCTGCTTCGGGTTCACTTGGCGCGGGTTCAGAAGGAGCGGGTTCATCGGGGTCTGGTTCGGAGGAGTCAGGCTTGCTTAATTCTGGTTCTTCTTCGTCTGGGGGGAGTTGCTGTCTACCTTCTAACTCTTCGGCCGCTTTAATTGCTTCTTCCTCTTTGGCTTTAAGCTCTTCTTTGCTTGGTTTGTTTGGGGTTGGCATATTAGTTTACCGTCTGCCCCTCGGGCAGGTTTGGCTTTAATGTATAGAATAGACTAGGTTTTTATCCCAAGTCAAGACTGTCGGCTACCCCTCTTAATGTTTGCAACCATGTTTTCCATCATCTCCTTCATTCTTTCCGGGCTAGATAAATATGCCTCGAGCAGCATATAGTTTTTGAGTCTCGCTTTGAGATATATCTGCTTTCTGTTTTCCACTTTGAATATAAATATACGGATAAATTCTGGCTCATCTATCAATTCTTTTTCTACGGCATCCCTCATCGAAGCTAGGTATTGTCTAGTGGATTCAACTGATACCTGCCCCCTTTGAATACTGGACTGCATATCCAACAAGGTTTTCAGCTCTCCTTTATAACCTGGGGTGTCTAAATCCTTCTCTGTAAGCCCGAATTTCTCCAAAATTTCTTCGATTACGCTCATTGTTGTAGTTGCGGTAACTGATTGGGCTGTGGTTGTTTCCCGCCCGTCCCTGATTGCATCGGCGGAGCTATTAGTCCTTGGGCAATCATCATATTCCTTTGCTCCTCAAATTGCATTATGGCGGTTATTTCGTCAGGTTTCAAATCAGCAAGCTCAAGACCCTTTCTCTGGATTACTTCTAAGAGTTTGGGGTTGCCCGGCATAAGCTGTAAAACTGCAATTCCTTTGTTAAGACTGTCTGTATCGTTTGCTTTTTTCTCATCCTGGCTCCACACCTTAACTCGGTATCCCGCTTTGGTCATCCAGTCTTTGGGTGATATTTCCATTTCAAATACATTGTCGGTGTTCTTGCCTTCTTTATATATTTTAACCGCGTCCAACCTGTCTGAAGCCGCCTCAATCAGCTTTAAGAACTTAGTGGCTCTCTGCTTCCAGGCATTAGTGTAAAACTTAGACATGCCTTGAGTCCTGGCTTTTGCCTCACCTTGAGCCAACTGTACTTCACCAAGAGTCCTTTGATTGGCTGTCTGTACTCCCTGCTGTGTCGCTGTTGCGCCCGTTGCCTTCTCGGTCATTTCGGTTACATACTGCATTTCGTCCAACGATTCCGATAAATCAGGGATGTCTACCTTTTGCAACACTTCTGAGGGCTTGCCTGGAACCGGGTACCAACCCCAAGGTACAGGATTAAAGGTAGAGGGGATAAATCCATCTGCTTTAAGCGATGAATCATAGTAGTGCATACCGAAATTTCTGAGTGTTCTGTTTTCAACCAGTTGTGAAAACCAGGAATTAAGGACTATGTTGGGAACTCTGACAATATCCGCGATCCCATCCGTCCAAAAGTCCTGTTTATCTATGTCATCCCCCCAAGTGTTATATCTGAAGTGGTTTCTCCAGTAATGATCTTTAGTCGTACCAATAATTTCCTCCTGCGGTTTCTTCATTAAGATCGTCTGGTCTTCTGCTTCTACAAAGACGAATATCTGGTCGGGTACCACTTTGCCATTAACTTTCTCGCCCTCTCGGAATACATAGTGCATCGTTAGCTCTACATAAGTTTCTCCCAAGACCGGATCATCCATGTCGGGTACGCCCATATCAGCCATCTTCTTATTCTTCTGCTGTAACGAGTTCTCGTTATCCTTGGCCTTTATAATCCCCAACTTGCTGGAGAAGAATTGTTCCAGTTTGGCCACCTCTTTCTGGTCATAATCAGGATTGTTCTTTAGGCTTGAGAGGGGCTTGAAGATGTGGGTGTGAATCAAAAACCTCGAGGAGTCCAGGTCGTAAGGATTCATAAACCTGTCAACCAACA